CCTGCCGAGTATAGACCTTGCCTTGGTCAGCCAAGTCCAGCATCACCTTGCAGAACTCACGGCTGCTGCTCTTGTCGGCATTGCTGAATCCTGCGGCCCATGCGTATTTGTACCGCACTTCAAGCACTGGTTCGGCCGTTGGCTTTGCGCCTTCCTTGGCGATGGTGTCCACGGCCCTTGCGATGGGATAGCGGTCTTTGTTCATCAGGTAGGCCACACGCTTGGCGACCTTCGCCTTGCTGACCCCGAACTCCTTGGCCATCTCCTCAACGCTGGCATCACGGTTCTTCTTGCGGTAGGCTTCAATCTTCTTATCCAACTCCTTCTCCTCCTCGCCAAGTTCTGCGAAGGCTTGACGCACTTGGGTGTCCAAGTCGGAATCAAATCGAATTGGCCGTGAGTTCATGACAACATACTCATCGGCATTGCTGCCGAACTTGCTGGCAACGACCTCTAATACCTTAAACTCCTCATCACCCCAACCGATGTCGCTCTCGTCATCTTCCTCACCCCACCATGGCTCGTTCGGGTCATTGCTGAACTTCTGCTCCTGCACTCCGAGCAAGGTGTTTACCTCGTCTGCATTCAATCCGAATCCCGATGCCAGCATGGTGCGAGCCATGTCCAGCGTGATTTTGTCTTGGGCATAGTGCCGCACAATCCGCATCAGGTTCTGGTACTCACGGCCTGACAGCTTCTTGATGTTGTCGTTGGAAGCCAAGCCCTGCGGTGCAGTTGGTTCGGGGCTGACTTCGGTTGCCGTATCAGGCGAAAGACCTTGGCCCTCTGCCTTCGCAGGAAGCGACACAAGCGCACGGATTTCATTAGGTGACATTGACTCCAGCACCTTGTTTGCAACAAGCGGAGAAAGGCTGTTGATGGCCGTGATGACATCCTGCACGCTGCTCTCGGTCTTGACCTCAATGGCTGGCAGTCCTGCTTTCTCACGCAATTCCGTTGGGGTCATCGCTTGAATCATTGCGGTTTCGCTGAGTCGCTCGGTGATTGGCTCAACAGGGATAAGTTCCATCCCCTCCACGCCGTTGAAGCTACCGAGGTAGTTAATCATCCGCTCAACCTTCCGCACTCGGTCGTTGATGTAGGTTGCCTTAAACAACTCGTAAGCCTCCACCAATTCCTGCCTGCCTCCAAGTTGCCCCTCGGTTTTCACGCCGAATAGCATGGGGTTCACCACACGGTGCGAGATAAAGATTTCCTGCTGGATGGCCTTGTTGAGAATCTCGAACTGCTTGTCCATGTCGCTCGGAGTGAGCGGTTCCAATGTCGGGGCTTTGCTGACATCATCGTTGAAGGTAACCACGAAGCGGCCAGCGTTGTCCGTGCCGCTGAACTTGCGCTTGATTTGCCTTTCGATGTCGCCCTGTTCTTCAGGCGTAGGAATGCCGTTGTTGAAGTTTATCAAGTACCCGCCCCAAAAGTTGTTCCGCAGGTTGTTGTTGTGAAAGTTTGCCACCTGTACGTCCGCTTCAATCCAAGCCAACCCTCCCATGTATTCGGGGAGGGGATAGGACTTCACGCCAGCGGCATAGACACGGTAATAGAACAACTGCTTTCCGATGCGATTGTCAGGGTCGAATGCAGGGATTTTCTCGACATCGCCAATCTTGGGAAACAACTGCACCATGTCATCGTTGTACCATTCAGCGACTTGGAACATCCGCTCCTCTTTGTCAACCCTAATTTTCTCGAAGGGGACGTGTTCCATCTTCGCAATCGTTCCCATCTTGTTCCAATGGACGCAGACCGCAAAGCCGTTGAAGATTTCCAAATCAAGGACAAGTTTTTCGGTGATGTCGTTCAGGTCGTCATGCTCGCTCAATCCGTCAAAGAACTTGGCGTAACGTGCTTGCTGCTCTACGGTCATCTTATCGCCTGCCTTCCAGCCACCACCCACGATGTAGTTAACTTTTCCGTTAACTATGGCGTTATGCTTTGAACTGCGGCGGTAGTTGTCCAGCAGGTAATATGGGTACTCGTTGAACGCCCCGTAAGTGATGTACTTGCCCGCTTTGTTTTCGAGCATTACGGGGACTTTATGCTCTATCCCAAGCCACTGGGTGAACGATTGCTTGATGCTCATAGCGTGTGAACAGTAAAGGTGAGAGCCGAAATCGTGATGGGATCCGAATGGTCAACAGCGTTGATGTACACGGAGAATTCTGCGTTGTCCGTGCCTTGCAGTACCGTTTCGGTGAAGACCGCATGGCCGTTGTCGTGCGATAGCGTAAGGTCAGCCATGGATTGGGCGATGATTGTGCCGTTCTTGGCGATGTAGATTTTCACCTGTGCGCTGTTGACTTGCGATAGCACCATGTTGACCGATACCCGAAGCATGGCACTCGTTGTGCCTGTGTATGTGATAGCCGTAGTCGTGCGGGTGAAGTTGTAGGTACTGATGACCCCCGACTTCATTGCGGCAGTCAGCTTCACCGCCTGCCCCTGCGTTGGCGTAAAGTTGGTCGGGCTATCGAGGTAAAGGTTGGCCACACCACGCTCACGGTCAAGCGTTGCGGTGTCTGCAAGGTCATCGAACAAACCACCCACACGGGCGGCGGTATTCGCCCCTGCGGCGGTTTCGGTGGTGATGGTTGCGGCACTTGCCTGCAACTGCGTTCTTGTTTGTACGCTCATGCGAAGGATGGGTCAAAGGTGGAATCGAATACCCTCACGGCACTTGCCGCATAGGGTTGGTAGGTGATGGTATTGCCGTAAGTGTTGTAAGTCAGGGAAACTACCTGTACATACGCCAAGCCTGTTTCAACCACCGCAACGGCTGCAGCAACCGTGGAAGAGGTATCGTAAACTTCATAACGATACGAGCCTGTTTCAAGCGACCCCACGGCAAGCGAAAATTTGTCATAGCGTTCAATGTATGAAGAAAGGTTGGCCGATTTTAGCAGGGTGAAGTCCGTGCTGACGTTCTTGGCGATGTTAGTGAGCCGCAAGATATAGCGGTCGCCCGTGCTGGCTCGTTGCGTCCAAGTAACGGTAATCGTGTTCGTGGTGTTCGGGGACAGGTAAATCACTCTATCCCTAAATGTAGCAGCCTCTCATATTTCACAATTTGCGCCCGATGGCTCGGTAGAGTTCCGCCCTGCGCTCTGCGGTCTTGGCGATGTCGAAGCGTTCCCTCACGTCCTCGGCCAACTGCAAGGCCAAATGGCGAGCGTATCCGGGGTCGTTGATGAATTTCCGCACCGCTTTGTACCATGCGTCTTTTTTGCCGTAGGGTATCAGCAGGCCGTTCTCACCATGAACGATTATGTCCGTATAGGGGATGGTTTCGCTTGCAATGATAGCCTTGTACATCCACCCTGCTTCCACGACCTTCAACTCCGATTTGAGGCGGTTAAACTTGGTATCTCGCAGGGGGGCGATGGTGGCGTTGATGAAGTTATAGCCACCCACATAGGAATAGATATCCGCCGCTTGGATTCTGCCGTAGTTGGCGTTCTTGCCGTTGCAGGACAGCATCCGCTCGTAATCAACATAGACGGGGTTTTCGTTCCATCCACCAAGGAAAATCTTGTACTTGCCGTCCAGCGACTTGTCATGGGCAAGCAGGCTGAACGAATGCTCCACAAGGGCAATATCTTCCTGATGCTGCGCACCTCCGAACCATCCGATTTTGAATAGATGTGGGTCGGGTTCTTCGCTTGGGTTCGGGATGTATTGCTGGTAAGCTTCGTACGGCTCATTCGGCAGGATGGTGACGTTCTTGTTCAGCACCCGAATCTTTTGCGCCAAATGTTCGGTGGTGGTCGTCATATGGTCAGCAAGTCGGATATGCTCCCGAATCTGCTCATCCAACCTTGTGGACAAGTAGTGCCTGTACATAATGTGGCCGCTCTCCAGCACCCAGTAGTCATCCAAGTCCAAGATTACCTTCGCTCCAAACGCCGTCAGAGCCTTGTACACGCCGCGAATTTGTTCGAGAGTGCCTTGACACCAAAGGCGATTGAATAGCCAAATATCGACCGTCTTTAAGTCCTCATCGTTGACGTTTGCGATGTTGTCCACGCAGACGTAATCAAACTCCGTGTAGTTGTCGCCAAGGTAGGCGTTTGGCATTTCCAATCGGTAGAAGGAACAGCCTGTTGGATGGGCGTTGTAAACGATGCAGATTCTCATGGCGTAAAGATAAAACAAAAGGGCCACCCCTTTCGAGATGGCCCAGTCCACTAAACCAAAGCGGGGTATGAGGCCCGCAGGTCAAAGATACTCTACGAACCGCTGATTTGCGTTGCGGAAGCGGAGAATGTTGTACTTGCGATGAGCAGCATCGGGTTTGTTTCCATGCCCGACAAGGTCATCTCGTAGCCACTCCTATCGCCGAATGCAGTGCCAGTTCCAGCAGTGCCAGCGGTAGCCTCAAGGCCGTTGTCAGCACCGAGCAGCCAGTAGCGGCTGTTGTTGTCTTGGACAATCACAATCAAGCGATTGCGAGCCAAGAGGCGCAGTTCGTTCCTTACGGCCACCTGCAGCTTGTTGATGGTGAAGGTAACCTCGGGGGTGTAGAACAGGGTTCCGTTCTCGACCGATGCGTTGAGCGTTTCGGTCATGCTGGACGTGGCCTTGGTCAAGTCGTACTCGAAGAACGAGCCTGATGCGTAGCCTGTGAAGCCTGTTACCGTTCCGCTTCCGTTGGTGTTTACCGAACCTGTGGCGTTGAAGGCTTGGACGTAAATTGTTTTGATGCCGCCGATTGAATCTCGGCATCCGAGGGCGTAGCCCGTAGTTAGGGAGCAGGACATAGTGTATATTTTATTTTATGGATGGAACAAAATAACGGGGGGAAGTTTCCCTCCCCCCTTAC